GCAAAATAGTGTCCAATGTATAAACCCAATACAAAAACAAATAAAATTAGTGCAGTAATTGTGTAATGTTTAATCATAACATCCTCATATCTGTAAGTTCATCAATTGGTACGGCATAAAATGGTGGCCGATCTTTTACTTGTCGTTCAAACTGTGTGATCTTTGCGTTCTTACCTTTAATAAATCCAACAACCTCGTATCGTGTGTTAGAATGAACAAGGACTAAGACATGCACAAGCTCGTCATCTGCATTTGGTTTTATAATTAGAAAGTTGCTTGTCTTACTAGGATCAATACTATGATGAAGTTGGGCCTTAACTTCTATGCCCTCTAAATCAGGTCGTGAGAAGGTATTGACTGAGCCATCCCAATACATCTTCAGGCATTTAGCAACGGCCAATTCAGATACAGCACTAACGACTGACCATCCTATGTCATTAATTGGGTTCCAAACTGAGCCATAACGATCTTTATGACCAAGATTAATTGATTGTGATTTACGGCTGACACCTACCTGAGCTGCCATTTGGTATTCATGCCATGAAATATCAGCTATCATTTTCTGCCTCTTTTATTGCCATTCCAATTTGATATGCAATTTGTGGTACGATTGCATTGCCTAATCCCTTAAGTCTGTCCACCCTATTGGGTAGCCCATCAACCATTCTACCCACATCGGGTTCAGTGTTCCACCAGCATGGGTTGCCAAAGTTTTTGAGTTCCTCATAAGTTCTGCTGGTGATTTCCCGTTGTCTTTGTAATCCCTTGCTGTCGGTGTCGGCCACATCTGTACTTGTTGTTGCAACGGAGGTTTCTGTCCTCCTGTTGATTTCTTCCTCGGATTTTTTATGTTTGTGTGATCGAAAGCTGTTGGGGTACTCCATAGATTGCCCTCTGTCGGAGGTTCTATATCCAATGATCCATGTTCTATATCTTTGGTGCGGTGCGTTGACTGATGAAGCTGGTATAATAAACGATTGGACTTCGTAACCTTGGCTTTCCAAGTCAAGGTACACTTGTTCGAGTACCATGCCGTCTGAGATGCTAACAATATTTCTGACATTTTCCCCAATGACCCAGGTAGGTTTTGTTTGTCTAATAACTCTAAACATTTCTGGCCACAGATGTCTGTCGTCTTGTATGGCTTTTCCTTTGCCAGCAACCGAGAAGGGCTGACAAGGGAATCCACCAACAACGACATCTGCTTCAACGCCTTGGTATGTGTTGTAGGTTTTGATGTCGTCATGTATTGGCACTCCAAGAAAGTTCTTGGCTAATATTTGTTGACACCACTTTTCGTTCTCGACAAATTGTACTGTCTTGAAATAACCTGTGCTTTCTAGCCCTAGTGCAAAACCACCAATGCCTGAAAATAAATCTAAAACTTTTAATTTTACCATCCATACTCATCAGTTGGGTCCATTGATAACCTCTTTTAATGGTATTATTTTTTGACACCAATCTTTAGGTATTGCAATTGCCCTACCAGTGGTGCCGTCACTACAAAAATCTGCTGACAAAACAATATGCTTTTCTGTTTCATTTACGATCCAACCAACACTTGTAACTGGCTCTGTTTTTGCAGCTTGAACTTTTTTTAAATCATGCCATCCAGTGTCATAATCCATAGCATCCTCGAAATGCACCTGAACTAATTTGAATTGATCAATGTTAAATTTCTTTTTGGCCATTCTGCTCTTTCCATTGTTTAACAAAGTCGTTTGCAGTGACAAGACCCTCAGTTATTTCTTCAATACGCATAAGCTCTTGTGGTTTTGGAAATCGTTTTGATTTGGTCCATCGAGTAACCGAAGTGGCTGTTATGTTTCCTAGCTTTTCTGCTAGTCCTTTTTTGCTAGTGTTTGTTAGATTAATCCACTTCGATAAGTACATTGTTTACTTATACTTATTGATCTCTCAGATCACAACTTATAAGATGGTTATAATTTATTTATATTTGACATGAAAGATCATATCGTGTTAAATATCTTTTATGACCATAAAGGTTTTTGGGATATGAAACAAAGGAGATAAAGTATATTATGGAAAATGCCGTAACGATACATAAAGGAGATGGATGGTTAATGAAACCAACCCTTGAATCAAGAAACATAGATATTGAAGAAATATTAGTCACATATTCACAAGGCAGAAAACCATGGTACACAAGGGAACACATGTTAAGGATTTTGCAAGGTAAAAAGAAAATGCCAATAGAATTAGCACAAGACATTGCTGCAAATTATAATTTTAATTGTACTGATTTTTTTCAAATACCAGAAAATAGAATTAAGACAATTGATGCTATGCCATGCACAACTCATGATATGAGAGTAATATTTAAATCATCTATCGTTAAGTTTTATTGTCCAACCGAGTTTACAGACAGTCATTATGCTGTTTGGGCTGATCAAACTCACCCACAAACCACATATTTTGGCAACCAGGTACAAGCTATTCATTTATTTTCTAAACAAAAACAAATTTTAAACAATGATACTTTGATAGATTCTATGTCTCACCCAATATTGATTCAATTAAAAAAAAATAAAGATTGGTATTGTGGATTTTTAACTGGTGTTAGCACTCCAGTTATGAGTACAGAGCCAATGGTTTATTTGTCAGATATATACAATACAAGATGTGTTGACTTTGCAAAAAAAGACATAAATCATTTTCATCATTTAGATATAGTCATTTCAAGGCCTAAATTTATTGATTAATAATTATTTTTTTTTACTAACAAAAAACAATATCATCATTTTTTATCACTAAAAATTAGTGATTTTATAGATCAATTTATCCTAGTTTTTAACAAATATTTATTACTATTAATATTAAATAGTATTTATATACACATATAATTAAACATTTATATACGATCTAGAAGATCAATATGATCTTTTATATTGACATGTTTTAGCAAATATAATCTAGTGATTTGCATGGTTGAACAACAAAAACCAAAATCATTAGACGAAGAGCTAGGTATCATACCTCAAGAGTTTATAGAATTAGATATAAACCATTACTCACCTACCCAACTATTACAACCTATGTGGTTATGGGCTTTACTATACGGAGCTTTTGATCAAGAGACACGCAGACGCAACAAAACTAATATCAATATGTTTTTTGGCACAACAATTGGTTACATTTGTCAGCTTGTATTCTGTGATGTAATATGGACTTTTAATAGCCAAAAAGTAAACAACAAAAAAATATCTGAAGATCAGGCATTTGAAATGTTAGATCAAGAAATGAATGCTTACAAACCATCTGATGAAAAAGATAAAGAAAAGTATGCAGCATTTAAAGGTTTAGCAGCTGATTATTTAAAAAATTCTATTGCAGCTTGGAAATCAATAAGGTTTACCACACCAGTTATAGCAGAACGCAATGTTACTTTGCCTTTAACTTTTGTAGGTATGTTGGGCCGAATAGATGGTGAAGATGATTTAAAGTTTGGGGAGCAAAAATTAAGATTACCACGATTATTGAAACCAAAAAAAGATGGCACGAGAAGTGTCAGCACAACAAAGATTGACGCACCACTTATCAATCATTGTAGACAAACGTCATACTACTGGAAATGCACTAACAAGAGGCCATTCTTGTTTTATGTTAATGACAAAGAACACAAGATATTTGATTCATCAAACTGTGATTTACTAACAGTAGATGCCATGAATGATCACTTTGAATACCTTAAAAACCAGGCACGATTAAGGGATAGACATATATTAAACAGCAAGGGTGATCCATTACGATTGTTAAGTTTTCACGATCCTGATTGGGAAAGTTTTTATGCAGATATAGGGGAAGAAAATTTACACAAGGCCAGAGAATTATTTAAACAAGCACACAACTTATAGGAGGAACAATGAAACAAGAAACATCAGCAACAAAATTATTACGCAATGCCATGGATGAAATAATGGTAAAGCAAGACGAGTTGTCTATTAATTTAAAAGGCAAAAAGTATTTAGAAATAGGTCCACGAATACAGATTATGCGTAAGCATTTTGGAACACGAGCTTTAATAAATACAGAGATTGTTGAGAACACAGCCACAAGAGTTGTGATGAGATCATCTATATTTATAGACGATAAGTTAGTTGCAACTGGTACTGCTGAAGAATTTAGAGCAATTGGACCAGTCAATAAAACAAGTGCATTAGAAAATTGTGAGACAAGCTGCATTGGAAGGGCATTAGGCAACCTTGGGTTGTCCAACGATAAGATTTCTTCTTATGAAGAAGTGCAACGAGCTATTAGTGATGGTGAGTTGTTAAAAAAGTCTAATCAAAATCATACTGGATTGGCCTTGGTAAGAGAGACAGTGACTTATGACAGTGTTATGAAACAGATTGAAAATGCTAGTCAAACAGAATCATTAAAAGCTGTCGTGAGCCAGCCTGAAATTAGAGAATTTTTGAAGGGTCTGAGAGATTCAAATCCTAAGAAGATGAAAGCCATAGATGCTTTATACACTAAAACTCAACAAACATTAACAGAAGGAAAAACGATATGAGTGATTATGTAAAAATGGGAAACGGTATGCTGTTTCCAAATGAAAAGAGAGACAATGATAAAGCTCCAGTTTGGACTGGACCAATAACTATTGTCAACAAAGATGGGTCTGAACGTAAAGCTCGAATGGCTGCATGGAAAAGTGATAAGCACAAAGACGGCATATCAATACAGCTCAGTGAGGCTAATGCTCCAAGTCAAGCAACACAAGGAGATGAAATACCATTTTAACTTTTATGGTGGGTAGGGTGTTTTGATTCGTTCATAATTCCTTTATTCCTTACCCACCTCCCAGGACATTATATGAGATATATATCACCTTTTGGATGGAAATTGATTGGCATGGCTTTGTTTGTCATAGTCATAGTTGTGGTCAGCTTATGAGCCACGATCCAGTTAATCATCCAAAGCATTACACAAGCAGTGACATTGAAACAATTGATGTCATACAAAATGGATTAACCACAGAAATGTTTAAAGGATATTGCTTGGGCCAAATAT